CCGGCGTTCGAAATCTCTTCGTGTCAAATCCTTAACTCCGCCTTGCTGAGGACGTTCGCGCGCTTATCAGTAGCGTGCCATGGCAGCTCGGCCCCCTCGTGCGGCGTTTCCTCGCCGCGGGGACTTCGTATCGTGCCATCGCCCTGATTGATCCAGAATTCAATGCCACTTGGCCTCGTAACTTCGATGGTGCGAAGTCGCGCTCAAGCTCGCCTCGCATCGTTTCGTTCCTCGACTTCGCGCAGCCTGCGGTCGAATTCGTTTACCTCCAGCACCTTGGTGTAGGCCTCCACCAACCTCGACAGCTCGGCTGCTTCGCCCGGCGTCATCTCGCCAGCGGCGACCGCGGCGGTGAGCGCCGCCATCGCGCTGACTGCATCAGCAGCGGATCGAAGTGCCGGCAATTGGAAGCGCACGGACCTCTCGCGCCGCGGTAGCCGGCGAGCCTTGAGCAGAGCCAGGAGTAAATTATCCGAATAGCGTTGAACCATAATGGGTTGACCGTCATCGCCGCGGACGAGTTTGCCGGCACTGACGAGCGGCTCGGCGACGCCCTCTATCGCTCGCCGGCGCGCCTCGTCCTGAAGCCTGTCGGTGGCGATCTCCTCGGCCTCGTCCCAAGCTGCGGCAAATGCAGTGTCCGTGTTTCTGAGCTCGTAGACACGGGTCCTGCTGGTTCCAGCAGCCGCAACCGCGGCCGTCACGCTGCCACTATCAGCAAGGGCCTGCAAAAATTGCTCTCGTTTCTCTGCGGTGAGCTTGAGCTTCTTCATGGTAATCCTATCACAATTAGAAAGCGTATTTTCACAATTAGATCAGAATTTTCGGTTTACTCGGTCGAACATAGGAGATGTTAATCTGCACGCATTTGCTGATTTTCTCACAAGAATGTTACACAAGCTAGCGATGCGATGCAAGCCATTTTATCTAAGATAACAATTTAGATATGTCAATGCCGGATCGTTAATAGAGCACCAGACGGTCACGCGATAGAGTGATCGACCGATCACACAGCCACATTATCGATCTTACGTTGTATATCGCTTTGAGGCTCGCTGGGCCTGGCGCCGGTTAAAGCGGTTTGCCAGGACGGGTGAACGCGTTCTCGCGGAGGGACAAGGCCCGCGCCGGAGCAACAGCGGCCACGGCTGCGACAGCGCTGCGGCTAAAAATTTGGGGCCAATCTCACTTTAGAAGTCGGTTCCAGTTCTTTGAGGGCTTGGGGGCTTCTACACAGATCGTCGACGCAAACGACCCAGCGGAACAAGAGCAGATCGAGCCCTACTCGTTCCATCAACTCTCCGGCGCCATCGACGACGCCGAGTAGAGCGCAGCGAAGTCGCGCCAGCGCGTCGCGGCCGCGCATTCGCGATCTCCCGAATCTGCTGCGGCAAATGATCCGCCTGACCCTTCTCGGTCTACGCAGCCGGAAAGCCGACCGCAAAATTTCGTCGTCGCCACGCGTTGCCCCATCTTCTCCGCCTGGGGAATCACAACGCCCAAATCAACACTCCTCTTCAAGTTTGTCAGCCATATGTCTTCGCCAGATTGATCGCCTTGCCGGGCGCGAAAGACAGTGCGCTCCCCGCCCTTTACATCGGCCGATATAGTCCAAAGCCGCAGCGCCACGTTGATAGGATCGATCCGTAATGCCGACCAGAAAGTCAGCTCGCCCAGCCGGTGCTGTTTCGCATGACAGGTGGTGCACAGCGGAACGGCGTAGCGATCGCCTGGCTTCCTGCCAACACCGCCATCGGTTCCTGTCCGGACATGTGCGGCCTCTGATGGCGCTGCTTTTCCGCAGGCCACGCAGGGCAGCAGACGGATAAAAGCGAGGTGCTGCACCCGCCGACGGAGGTCAGGCTTGGACTTCTGGTGTGCTACGGTGCGGGAGATGCGGGGTGCGGGCATCGGTGTGAGGAATTGCCAACGCGTTCGAGTTCATTCGCAGCGTCTGCATCACGGGACTGCTTCTAGACTGGCTCTCAGCGCTGCCTTCAACGCCAAATTCCCCTGCGGGACCGGCGTATCATAGGTGGTGCGGATCTTTTCCATCACGCGATCGATAAAGTAGTTGAAGATCTGCAGCTCGCGGTCGAGAGCCTTGATGAACTTCTCATCGGGCTCAACCCGCATGACTAACTTCGGAAGCACGTCATGCCAGCAGAGGATATCCACCCAGCTCCGCTGCGAGATGTAGAGCTGGCCTTGCAACTGCGGCCGGAAGCGTTCGCTGACCTCTCCGGAAATCCAGTATTCGACCTGTGTATGCGGTAGCGGGGCCTTGATTTCCAACAGGCCCTCGTCGCCGACGAGCCGATCAGGACTGCATCCCATCGTCTGATCGTCATCGGTGATGAAGCCGATTCTCTGAGTGATGACGTCTCGATCGAATTCATACCAATCGGCCGCATCGGCCTCCACGATCAAACCGCGCTCCATCGCCGGCGAATTGTAGAACTCGATCCTCCGCTGCAGGATCCGTTCGGCGATCAGGACGCAGGCGTACTCACGCCACTGCTTCGACGGCTTGCCTTGCGGTGTGATGATCTTGTGGAAGTTGGAGCTCGTTGGGACGCCAAGCTTGAGGCGGTCATAGGCTTCCGAATATTGCGCCGCGTCATGAAAGATGGGCATGACCGGCCTCTGTCTTAGCGATCTGTTCCTTTAGAGTGCTGATGGCCTTGCGATAGTCTCGGGCCGCAATCGTCGCTACAGCAGCCTCGAGAGAGCCGGCTTCCTCGGCGCTCTGGGCCTTCATGTATTTCAGAAACTTCGGTCCGACTTTTGCTTTCCTCATGAGACCAAGAATGGTCTTGGTCTGGGCCTCGTCGATGGTCCCTCCGGTGCCGTCGTCATCATCCCCGACGACCACTATGTTGAAGATGTTGCAGGCGACATAGCGGCGCAGGAAAGAGTTTGTGCTCCCCACCGCCTGCACGTCCGACTTGCCACCCGTGATGTCCAGCGGGGCCGGCATAAAGGAATCTTCATAATGGCCGCTCGGCAGGTGTTTCAGGCGGCCGAGGATCAGGATGCCACCGCCCTCGCATGGTTCACCGGAATAGGAGAGATCCATGTCCTCTTCCGCCAAGAGCGGGCGTAGATGTTTGTCGATCTCCTCCAACGGCGCATATTTGAAGGCTTCATACGTGCCCTTTTGGGGCTTTCCCTTGTCGATTTCGGATAGAACGGGCCGGTTCTTGACGATCTTGATGCCGACGAGCTTTTTCAGGATCCGGCCCTTCGCCGCGTTGTATGCGAGCTCGGCCTCTTTCGCGTTGAGACGTTCGTACATGGCCATTATGCGTTCGAGTTTTTCGACATCGGCGCGCGGGTCGAGCACCACCCTTTCAATCAGCGCCAAAACCGCGGAAGGGCTATCCGTTGGTGGCGCGGAGAGTAATCCCGCAACTGACCGTTCGCGTTCGCCCTGCTCGGTCTTTAGCGCGGGGCTAGCCTGCTTCTTCATCAGAACTTCTCTTTCTCCGCTGATCCCGCATCGCTCCGTGTTTTGAAGCCGCCGCTCAATCAGGTCCTCAGTCATAGCGCAATTCCAGTTGCCGCCCTTGCCACGAATAGCCGGCCATTCTTCGGACGGTCATGCGCCGCTGGAAATCATGTTGGTGACTACGTAGGCGGCCGCTTGGACCACTACTTCGATAATGCTTTCTGATTCATCATACCGTCTGCGCACCCAGGTTAGTGTACATGCGAGGGCTTAGCGGGTCACGACTGCGGCTCTTTCATGACGAAGCCAGCGATATCGGAAGCCAGCTGATTGGCATAACCCTTCTGCAGCAAGAGAACCGCGTGAATAGCTCCGCCAAAGAAGCAGGTACGCATCAAGGGGGAGATGGCCTCGCTCAAGGTAGTGTCGATGACACACCTGTCGAGGGTATGGAACCAGGCCTCGTTTAGCGAGGAAATAAGGCCCGGCGTTTGCTCGAGCTTGTTTACTTCACCGTTGCTGCCTAGGTCCATCGTTTTTCTCTCAAGGGGCATCTTAGAAAGTTTAATTTTTCATAGAAGGCCAATTTTGTCAATTAAAAATCGCTGTTTGTGCTGCTTTACCTTAAGAGTGGGCTCGCGGTATGCGAGGCCTAATCCCAATTATTAACCGTTATAATTATTTAAAGAGGTGAATGTCAGGAAAGCGTTGGACGTCGTTGCTGTCGGTTACTGAGCTGCGGGACTTGATCGCGTTTACTAAGCCTCCCGCCGGATTCGCCGTTGCAGACATCTCTTGGGTCAAGAAGACGACGTCGACAAGGTCACACGCGTCTTGAATTGCGACAAGGGTGCTGGGAGCCGATCAGTTCGGCCCAACATGCGATGATCCCCAACTTCCGAGCTTATCATTTTGATGCAATGGGCAAAATCGTCGTGAGACAATGCTCTTGTATGCGTTAGGGGTTGAGAAGCGCATCGCAAATCCGAAAATACGGCTCGATGACCAGAGGGCTCGATGGTCCGTCTGCTCGGGTGACGCTTCGTCTCTTCACTTATCAGTGCGCTAACCCTTATCTACTAACTTTCTTACGTGACACCTCGACCTGAAGAAAATCGCACGAAACCGGTCACGAGTCTGGATAATGCGATTGAAATCTCACCACCCGGGCTCGGCAGGAACCATTTTTTGGAAGGCGAAGTAAATGGACGCTGTCGCAACCGTCTGCGCGCAACCACAGAGCGTGGCTGTTTCGGGCATTACGACCGTGTTAACCATTATTGTACCCACGCTAAACGAGCGCGAGAATATCGAACCGTTAGTCGCCCTGCTTTCTGAAGCCCTGCCGGATACGGCATGGGAAGCAATATTTGTGGACGATGACTCGCGGGACGGCACATCCGAACATGTTCGTACCCTCGCTCGGCGCAACCCACGGGTGCGCTGTATTCAACGCATTGGTCGGCGCGGTCTCACGACAGCGTGCATCGAGGGTGTGCTCGCTTCTTGCTCGCCCTACATTGCGGTAATCGATGCGGATCTTCAGCACGACGAGCGACTGCTGCCGCGCATGTTGGAGGCGCTCGAAAGCGGCACCGTCGATCTCGTAATCGGGAGCCGCTATGCGGCTGGCGGGGGTTTCGGCGATTGGAGCAACGGCCGCATCCGAATTAGCGCGATCGCGACGCGTTTTGCGCACTTTATCTGCAAGGCAGCAATTGCTGATCCGTTGAGCGGCTTCTTCATGTGCCGCCGCGAGGTGTTCGAGGGGGCGCTGCGCCACATGTCGGGACAGGGATTCAAGGTGCTACTCGACCTTCTCGCGTCATCACCGGAGCCGGTAAGGGTGCGAGAACTCGCCTACAGGTTTCGTGAACGGCAGCACGGCGAAAGCAAGCTCGATACCTTGGTCGCTTGGGAATACGGGATGCTGCTCGCCGACAAGCTGTTCGGCAAACTCATTCCGGTGCGTTTCGCCCTGTTCGGCCTGATTGGCGGGTTGGGACTCCTCGTTCATCTCGCTACGTTATGGATCACCCTCGATGGGCTAGGCTTCGAATTCGCTGCGGCGCAGGGAGCCGCCACAATGGTGGCAATGACTTCCAACTTCTTTCTGAACAATCAGTTTACTTATCGGGACCAGCGGCTGCACGGGCTGGCTTTGGTGCGCGGTCTCGGCATCTTTTATTTGATCTGCGCGGTCGGCGCGGTTGCCAACGTCGGGGTTGGTTCGTTTGCTTTTACCTCACACTACACATGGTGGGTGGCAGGCGTGGCCGGAGCGGTCGTCGGCTCTGTCTGGAACTTTGCGATGTCCTCGGTCTTTACCTGGCGTCGTCGTTAAGGTTAATATTTGACGATGGCGCGGCGAGCGCCGCCGAATGGCCAAGTTTAAACCCGCATTCCCCGGATGAGGTGGCGTTTTTAGGCGGCCTTGCGGTAATTCTGGGTTAAAATTCAGCATCTTGTGGGGGATCGAACGAGGCAGCGATGGCGGACCCGGCGGGTGAACCGGATAGGGGCGCGCTGAGGCTCGATT